ATGAGCGCATTGAGTCCTTCATGCCCGATGACACGGTCCGACTGCCCGGGTTCATCATCCCAGAAGGCGCTGACGCCGCAGAGACCCTGATCAAAGAATCTATCGCAGGCCTGAGAAAACTTGGTCTGCAGGACAACGAAGAGTATACAGCGCGCCTTAAGCACGAGCTAATTGTTATTAACGAGCGCGGCTTTGCAAAATATTTCCTGACCATGAAGGCTGTATCCGACAAGGCAAATGAGCACATGCTCTCAGGCCCGGGCAGAGGCTCAGCCGCCGGCTCTCTTGTTGCATATGCGCTAGGGATCACCCAGGCCGACCCTATTAAGTATGGCCTGCTGTTTAGTCGCTTTCTGCGCTCTGATGCTACAGACTATCCTGACATTGACTATGATGTCAGTGATGCGTTTGGACTCAAGGAGATCCTCGCGGAAGAGTGGGGGGAAACAACTGTCGTGCCCATCTCGAACTTCAACACGCTCCAGCTCAGGTCCCTAATCAAGGACATTAGCAAGCTTTACGAAGTTCCGTTTACCGAGGTCAACACCGTGACTGGGCGTATGGTGCGTGAAGCAACGCCAAAAGCAAAGGCGGACCACGGTATCAAGTCTGGCGTATACGCGCCAACTTTTGAAGAAGTCATGAAGTACTCTGATTCATTAATCAAGTTCTTGAACAAGTATCCGCAAATCAAAACGCATGTTGAGGCCCTGGTTGGCCAAGTCAGATCGACTAGTCGACATGCAGGTGGGGTCGTCATCGGTGAGGACCTAGACAAACACATGCCGCTGATTTGCTCCGGCGGTGTGCTACAGACGCCCTGGTCCGAGGGCCAAAACGTTAGGCATCTTGAGCCTCTGGGGTTTATCAAGTTTGACTTGCTTGGTTTGTCGACTCTTGAGATGATCCAATCTGCAGTGGGTCATGTCCTGAAGCGCCATAAGGGTATCGAGAGTCCAACCTTTCAGGACATTAAGAACTATTATGATCAGGTTCTCCACCCAGATAAGATTGACCTGAACGACGCACAGGTTTACAAGAATATCTTTCACAAGGGCAAGTTCATGGGCGTATTCCAGTTTACAAACGCCGGCGCCCAAAAGTTCTGTATGAGGGCCAAGCCTACTAATATTATTGATATTTCTGCGATTACGTCGATTTATCGACCAGGCCCGCTCGGAGCAAAGGTCGATAGGAAATATGTTAGCGCCAAGAACGATCCTGATTCAATCCTATACATCAACGAAGTCATAAAGGAAGTTACCGAGGAGACAGCCGGTTTTTTGATTTTTCAAGAACAGATTGCCCTATTGGCCCACAAGCTGGGCGACGGCATCAGCTTGGATGAGGGCAATAAACTTAGAAAGCTTCTCACGAAGAAAGGAACGGGTAAAGGTGCTAAGGAAAAAGAAATTATCAGAGAGAAGTTTGTTAGAGGCTGTGTTGCTAAGTCAATCGATAGAGCCACCGCCACCTCGCTGTGGGACAATTTTGAATATTTTTCTGGGTATGGCTTTAATAAGTCTCATGCTGTTGCCTATAGTATCCTTTCTTTTCAGTGTGCTTGGCTCTTGAACTATTTTCCAGAGTGCTGGGCCGCGGCCTTCCTCGACAAAGAGCCGGAATCAAGAAAAGAAGCTGCAATTAGTTTAGCTCAGAAGAATGGTTTCTATATTCAAGGGGTGGATATCAACACATCGACAGCACAATGGGAAATCTCAGATGATGGCAAGACCTTGGTTCAGCCCCTAAGCTCTATTAAGGGCCTAGGCGACAAAGCTATTGAGCAGATTATCAACAATCGACCATTTAGCAATATGGAGGAACTTTTGTTCAACAAGGACGTTGTGTATTCCAAGTTGAACAAGAAAGCGCTGGATGTGCTTTGTCGCTCCGGAGCCCTCGACCCCTTATCGGACGATAGGTTCACGGGATGCAAGCACCTCTGGATGTCTTGCATCCAAGATCGCCCGAAGAATGCAAAAAAGCTAGCTGAGAACATTGAGCTTTATAGGCCCGAGGGAGACTTTTCTACCGAGGAGAAAATTGACTATGTCTCTTCCTTGACTGGAATCTTTCCTTTCAATCTAGTGCTGACACGAGAGATCCGAGATTCTATCAACAGGCATTGCGTCCCCCCGCTAGGGAACTGGGATAATGACCTGGGCGTGGCTTGGTTCGTCCCTAGGGAGATTATCCCCAAGAGGACAAAGAACGATAAGCTATACTGGCTGTTGAAGGTTACGGACAATACATCGGCGAATACCACGATTAAGTGCTGGGGGATTCGAGACCACGACAAGGTGCACCTCAATAGGCCATACGCAGCAAAGCTCGACTACAGTGAGGACTGGGGCTTCAGCACTCGATCTATTCGACACAACTTCAAACTACTGGGGTAACAATGGGAAGCTTAAAAAGAAAGATGGCCAGGAACAAGGTCAAGAAAAACAAGAAACTAGAAAAGAAGATGGCCAAGAAGCTAATGCTCTTTGATATCCTTGGAGATGAGTGCGCTGCTTGCCAGGAGCCATATGACAAAAAGTCCAAGGAACATGTACAAACTTGGAGAGTCATCGTAAGAGAACAAGAAAAGATCGTTAGACTTTACTGTCCCCCGTGTTGGGACAACGCTAACAAAATGATAAAGGAGATAGAGAATGATCTTAGAATACAGCATGAGAAAGGGAGCGAAGGCTCCGACAAGGGCTAACCCTAGCGACGCAGGCTTGGACGTGTATTATTGTCCAAAAGATCCGTCAGTTAGTGCAGCATCGATCAAGCCTGGGGAGAATATGCTTCTCCCAACCGGCTTAAGCTTTGGAGTGCCTCACGGCTATATGCTCCAGGTGTGCAATCGATCAAGCATGGGAGCTAAGCACTCTCTGGTCGTCGGCGCGCATGTAGTAGACAGTGGGTATGAGGGAGAGGTTTTCATCGATCTACACAACATTGGTACTGAAGCCCGTCAGGTTATCTCAGGAGATAAGATTGCGCAGTTGGTACTAGTGCCGGTTGTCCACTTCAGGCCCATGCAGGTCGAAGATCAAAATTTATACAGGGATTCAATTACCATGTCCAGTCGTGGCCAGGGTTCCCTGGGGAGTTCAGACAAGAAGACGCAGCTATATCCGCCAAGTAGCGGGCCACCCTACAATGTAAACACAGAAAAGGCAGCAGCCCACCCACTAGATGGCATGCCGCCAGGATTTTAAAACATGAGCAACAAATATTCAGAACTCAAAGACATGCTTCTCGGAAAGCTAGACGAAGCTGGCCAAGTGCAACCGCTGCAACTAGCAGAGGAGCCACCACTGCCAAAGGCCTCATCAGAGCTAGTGGATCATCCCGCACACTATAATGCCGGCAGCTATGAAGCAATCGATGTCATCGAGGATTGGGATTTAAATTTTCACTGCGCTAGCGCAATCAAGTACATATCTAGGCACAAATACAAGGGGCAACCCATTAGTGATATAGAGAAGGCTATATGGTATTTGAATAGATATTTGATGCAAATGGAGGCTCAAAAATGAGAAAAACTTATACTTTTGACGATGTCCTGCTAGTGCCTCAACACAGTAGCCTTGAATCTCGAAGCGAAGTCGACATGACTTCGCACCTAGATGACAGGATTTCCTTAGCGCTTCCTGTCATTTCAAGCCCGATGGACACTGTCACGGAGACAGCCATGGCAGTGGCAATGCATGCCGCCGGCGCCCTAGGGGTTGTACACCGATACAACACCGCAGGGGAGCAGTCGACGCTAATTCAGGACGCCTATTACGCAGGAGTTGACAACATCGCAGCTGCAATAGGCATGACTGGCGAGTATCTTCACCGCGCTGAAGAGCTGGTCCGAGCCGGCGCAAACATACTTTGCATTGACGTGGCTCATGGAGATCATGTCATGATGAGGGACTGCCTTGCTCAGCTAAGAAAAAACTTTGATGTACATCTGATGGCCGGGAACGTTGCTACTCTTGATGCCTTCGAGCGCTTGTCTGACTGGGGCGCTGATTCAGTTAGGGTCGGGATCGGTGGAGGATCGATCTGCTCTACTAGAATCGTCACTGGTCATGGGGTGCCTACTTTGCAGAGTGTTTTTGACATTTCTAATACTAGTTATGACACAAAAATTATTGCGGACGGCGGTATCAAGACCACAGGAGACATGGTGAAAGCTCTTGCGGCTGGTGCAGATTTTGTTATGGTTGGCTCTATGTTAGCTGGCACACGACAAACGCCCGGCCAGGTGTTTACAAATGTCAAAGGTGAGAGTTACAAAGCATACCGAGGAATGGCTAGCGCCCAGGCGCAAAGGGATTGGCGCGGCAAATCTTCAACCCCAGAGGGGGTGGCCACGACCATCCCTTTCCGGGGCGATGTGCTTGATCTTATTAAAGATATCGATGGTGGCATTCGCAGTGGTTTGTCTTATACAGGCGCACGCAATCTGGAGCAACTTCGAGCAACATCTGAATTCGTTGTAC